GGGAGCAGCTGAAGTGAATTGCTGAATAGGTAATCCAGATCCAGGCCCTGCGGGGCCTATTGTGATCATATTTGAATCAACTTTAATCATTCCATAAGTTTGAACATTGTTATCTGTGATGAACATATACTCATAAAATGGAACGCTTGATGTAAGAGGTAAAAAATTCGTAGGAAGAGCGATGGTTGCGAAACTTGTGACAGTAGGTGAAGGAAGAGCAAAAGACGGAATAATAATCGTGACAAAATTATCTCTTAGAGCAAATATAAGATCGATATTATAAGTAAGCACGGGATCAAGCCCATGAATAACCGAAGTAACGACTAAATCTTCAACAGACGCTACAAGCGTAATATCTCCAAATTCGTCTAATGAAATAAGATATTGCTTAAAATTTTCATCACTATCTTGTACATATAAATAGTCATTGTTTTTGATTGAATCTTTATCAAGGCCAAAGTAAGCGGGGAAATAATCTAAAGACTCAATCTCTGAAAATGTATCAGTGCTGCTAATGAAACGATGAATACCAAAACATTGAGATGTAAGAGAGCTATTGAAAGCCGCTCTATCTGGCATAAAATTTTCTTGTATAAATGACATGTAATCACATCCTTATGATTCAATAGTGTAAAGAGTCAATGCATTGGTAATACTTAAGGTATCTCCCACTTCAAAAGTATGATCAAGAGATAGATAAGGAGAATCATTACTTAATGTAAAATTAAAATAAATTGGTGTTCCATTATAAATACCATGAATAGACAAATAAACTGGAAAATTAGCAGGGGTGAATCCTGATGGCAGACTGAAATCATTGAAATTAATTTTTCCAGGTTGGGTAATTGTCCATGATAACGATGCTGGTATAATAAAGAGTGCGACATTGAATACATTATTCTTGTAAAAGAATATAGGCATGCTTGTAACAATAGCACCTGAAGTATTAACCATTAAATACTCTGTTTCAGAAGGAACGCTTGCGATAGAAAGGCCAACCGGATTATCTGAAATGACCAAATATTCTTTCACTAAATAATCACTGGTACTCATTATCATCAGCGTATCTCTTAATGGAACAACTGAGTTATTGTCCAAACCAAACCAATTTGGAAAATAACCGTCACTCAAAATAGTACTGATACCATCATCAGAAATATAAATACTCGAAGATAAATCAGGAAATAAGAATGTTTTTCTTTTTGGTATAAAATTATCTTGAATAAAAGCCATGATAAAATCCTTTTAAATCTGACTAACTAGTTAAATCAATCCCACGATATGAACCAGAAAAATTATGCAATGTAACGGTAGCCCCCCCCAAGAAATCAGATGATGGCATTTGAAAAATTTGTATGTTTCCAAGTGATCTAATGACAATATCAGCAAATAAAGCAGATACACCATTAACTAATGGGCATGGCAAAAGAACATTTCCTGGAGTAGAACCTAGGTTATAATCTGCTGCGGGTAAGTAACGTCTAGGAGGAGATAAATTTAATAAATAATGGCCGCCGCTTCCCGTTGAAAGGGATGCTGTTGAAAGAACATAAAAGGTAACAAGATTACCTGTTCTTGAAAAAGCAATATCCAGAGTTCCTGAGCTGGCACCTGAATAAGAAACGCCAAAATATTCATCATATGACTCAGCTGAAGTGTTCAATATGATGGGATTGATACTTGAAATTAAATAACTTAAAGAAATACTATCCGAACTTGAGGCAAGAGCTAAAATGTCATTTTCTTTAACTTGGCTTTGATTGTCTGATAAGGATGTTCCAAAGTATGGAGGGAAATATCCATTAGAAGTCATGAGTGCTATTGAATCATTAGAACTATAAATATGTTGCGCGGGGCCATTCTCAGAAGAAAAATTATTAAATATTCCTCTACCAAAAGTTAAGTTTGTTGGGTTAAAAGCCATGATAAAATCCTTTTTATTATTTTATTAATCCTTTAATAAAAGTAACCTTTAAGTGCCGCCGTGATAAGTCACGTTTGTCGCTGTCGTGGTTACCGATGCGCCTCCATCATTGGGGGTACCTGAAACTAAAATCCTTCTTGCAGAAACGGGATGCCATCCTACTTCTGCATTTAAAACCACACCCACTTCACCATCTATTTGCTCAAAAACAAGGTTACCTGTGGTACCCACATGGATCCATTTAGAAACCATGAAAGTATCCTGTGTTTTACCATAAAAGTAAACACCGTTTATCGCTCTTTTTCCATCGTAAACATTCCATCCCATTTCTCGGCTTCTTTGCTTAGAGTTAACAGGGATAATGGGAACATCTTCATAAGTAGCCATAATTAAAATCCTTTTTAATATTTGATGTACCAATAAGAAAAGACGGTCGGTTGCATGGTGTTATGAGGAACGTTTGCTCCTGAAATGCTAGAGGCAGTAATACCTGGTAAACCACTGGTATAGGCCGGCAAAAAAGTGCCTGCATTTACAAATACTTTTCCTGTCGGGCTTATTGTGTGATTATGAGCAGCCATTTCAGGTTCAGTTATTTGATGGTTTTCTTCTCCAAAAGTTTCTGCCATAACTCTTGGAGTTAATCCTGAGCCTGTCCCTACACATCCATCTACTCTTCCTGGTGTATTAGGCAATGTTATTGTTTTATTTGCAGCCCAATCTGCTTGGGCAGACACCCCACGTCCTCCAGAGACAGGGCACGCTGATTGACTCGTACTCATCCAAAGGTAAATAAAAAGATTCATGTATTGATTATTAGCTTCTACCGCGGCTGAAGATGCACTGCCTATTGTTTGATTTTCCATACCAATAAAACCTGATATAGCATATTTTGTAGGCACACTATTGATTACACCATAATCAACAAAGAACTTAGCAACAAATCCAGTGGTATAAAATGGGAACATAGTTGACAATAAATCTTGTATGCATTTTGAAAATGTCTGAGAAGGAGTATCAAAAAATCCATTAGGAGGAGTCAAATCACCACGAATAATACTGAAACGTGTTACGCTAAATACGCCAGGAGTAGATAAAGGATATCGAAACCCAATGGCAATATAATCATCTCCATTTGTACCAAGCGATTTTCCAACGGTACTTGCAACGGTAAATGTTTCATCAATAACGCCACTGCCTGGGAAAGTAAAAGGGAATAGCTGAATATTTGGCGCAGAAGGCGATCCCCCTGTACCAAAATTCTGTATGACAATAATCTCAGCAGGTGATGAAGGTAATGTTGAAAATGCATAAAAACTTATGGTAATCATTTCATTGTTAAATGATTTAACGTTATTTATTTTTTTGAGTAATGATTTTTCTGTTTCTAATCCAGTGAAACTTGTTGCTGTATAAGTTAAAAGATATTCTGGATTATAAGCAGCCGATACAGAACTAAGGTTTATTCTTGTAAATACAATATCATCAAAAACTGCAAAATTTTCTGCTTTTCTAAAAATCCATCCCCCTGGTGCAACAGGCGTATCACCTACGGGAACAGGAGAAATAGTGCCATTATTGAATTTGAAATCGATATTATCAATGTAATTGGTGGACTCAAAATACTCATTAATTGGCCCTCCTCCTCCCCCTCCTCCTACAGAAAGAGGAAAGTTATCCTCCGATCTAAGCAAGTCGCCTTTACCATCGAAAATTTCAATGTAGTAACCACTTGTACCGTTTAATTCCCAAAATATGGAACTATCAACCATGCCAGAGGCATCTAATGTAATAGGAAATTCTTGTTCGATTAATCCAGCAGCATCTTTGTAAGTGGCTTTAGGGTCACGCGTTAAGCTATCGTAAGTATAGATGGTTCCACCAGCCAAAGGCTTACCAGTTGCATCATTAAAAATCCACCATGGCTGGGGTGCTTCGATAAATGTTGAGGCCATATCCGTATGTCCTTTGTGTTAGATTAATCCTTTAATCTTCTTTAGATACCAATGCTTTACCTGCTTTTGCTCCTACATAAATTGTAGCCGCTCCTGGTAAAAGTAAAAGTTTCTTTTTATTGTTCTTAACAAACTCTCTGACTATCTCAAGTCCCTTTCCTTTTCTTAGAAAGTCTTCTATTTGTTTTAAATCTTTTTTATTAACTAATTCAAATTCACCGCCTGAATTTATTTTATTGATTCTTTTCTTTAATAGTTTAGGATTATCTTCGACACCATTTAATAATCTTGATAAAATGGTTCGTTTAGTTCCTTTAGGCATATCATCCCTTACTTTTTTCATTGTATGGGTATCTTCTAATAATGTATGAATAATATTTCGTGGGTAGTGATATCTTTCTTTCTCAGGCAAACTTCGAGAAATATTACTTATTTCATAATTTGATTTATAATAAGGAACTACATTACGTTCATAATAATTTGAAGCATTTTTGTACGAAGATAGTATATTATTATCTCCATTTTTTTTTATTGTTGAATCCATGGCATCGACTATCTTATCGTGTAGTTCACCATATAATTCTCCTCTCTTCCTAACTACCTCCCTATTCTCTGGATTTTTAAGTGCAAAGGATTCTCTTCCTAAGGCAGATTGTAATCTATGCGCTCTACCAAAAGATGGTTTTTCTAAGAAATTTGCAAATAAATGAGAAATATTTTTATCTGCATCAATATCAGCTTTATTTAAAAAATAATCTCTATTGTTGAATTCAATTTTCTTTTTAACGCCATCATATCCTTTTTCGGTAGCTTCTTTTATAATACCGTTATACATTTCGTTTGATTTTGTTAAATAATCTCTCGCTTTTTTATTAATTATCCCCGTAATTGATTCTCTTTCTACTTCTTTTGTGAATGGTTTATTTCCTAATACCTCTTGAACTGTTTTTCGTGTTTCTTCATTAAATTTCCCAGGACTTGAATATTTTAGATTACTACGAGCGTTGCTAATGCCTTGTTTCGCTGCTCTGAATCCTTTAACCGCCCCATGAAATGCAGGCACTAAAGCGGCCTCTCCAGCACCGGTTGCAAGCCTTTCATTGATTGAACCCGGATGAACAGCTGCACCAACTGCACCTACGCCTAAAGCTTCAGGTAACCATGAAGCAGCTTGTCTTAAAGCAGGTGCAGCTTTGCCAATAGCTTTACCCGCTTTCAAGGCACCTACAGCTGGCGTACCCCATTCACCCAAAAACTTACCAAATCCAAATGAGTTTGACTCAGGGTCTCCCCAAAACTGACGAGGCTTAGGTTTTAACCCGATTAAATCAGCAATGCCACGAACATTTTCATAAGCTCCGCTGGCTAATCCACTGGCTAAATTCCTGCCTATACTGTTGTTTTTGTATGGATTTTGACTTTCTTCAGGGAGCATACCTTGGTTTTGATTCATCGGACGTTGGGAAGGTTCCATTTGCTGTTGAGGCTGTTGATTGTTTCCTGTTTTCTTATTCTTAATTTTTTCAAGTGGCGCGAAATCCCTATTTTGGATACGTATAATATCTTCATCTGATAACGAATTTAATAACTCATAAGTGTCATTTTGCATTATTTAACCCCCGAGCTAACCCAATTTTTCTAGCAACGTTAACTAATTCATCCGCATTTTTAGGAACAATATCGCCAGGGATTAAATGGTAATTTTCAAATCTAACTTGTCGATAATAGCCATCTCTAGGTACATTTTTTAATCGAGATCTGGTTTCATCATGCATTTGTTTTTCAAATTGCACTATTCTTGAATAAGCTGATTCTGGGTTATTCCACGCGTTAGGGACAACTTGGTTATACCATTTTTTTAAATTTGATGGTTGAATTGAACCCTTAAATGCATATCTCATACCTTCAGCTGCTGTTGGTGCTATCTGATGAAGGAATTGATCAAATCGATTTAAAACTTCATCATTATAACCCAAAGGCTTTGCTACATTTTTAGCACCCATCTTTATTTTTGCAAACACCCCGTAATTTTGAGCGATTTGTCTTTTATTTATTTCACTGAACAAATCCATGTTCATGCCAACGGTACCCAGAAATCTCTTATCATCTGGAGAAACCACAGCATCATCCAATGCCATCCGATAATTATTGATTTGATCTTCTAATGCCCTGCCACTAAGTTTCTCGCCATTTATAGGATCGATGTGTGTTTTTTTCAGTTCGTTAAGTTGCGTCTGAATTTGAGCTACTTTAGGTGCATTTTTTTTATTCAAGTTTACTGAACTATTCGCTTTGGCATAAGATTCTGCTTTCATGGTTTCATTTGCTAATTCTTTTGGCGCATTCTCAGCTTTGAATTTTTCATATTTTGCCTTAGCCTGGCTCATTTCCATCTCTAATTCTTTTTCTTTTCTTGCATATTCATTATTTATCGTTGCTTTTTTTATTTCTTGTTCTGTTAATTGATTGCCTAATTGTTTGCCTTGAAGATTGGCTTCATTCATCTGAGGTGCAGCTCGATTGGCTATCATTTTGCCTTCATTACCTAATCGTGTACCCTCAATATTGCCTTGTGCGATTTGAGGGGCATATTGGTTGGCTATTATTTTGCCTTCATTACCTAATCGTGTACCCTCAATATTGCCTTGTGCGATTTGAGGGGCGTACTGATTAGAAATTTGTTGACCTTGATTTCTTAGTTTATTGCCTTGTAAAGCAGTTTCTGACATAGGCTGTGCATATTGCGCTTGATTTTCTCCTATTAGAGTTTGAGCTATTTGCTGTCTTCTAACAAATTCATTTTTTATTTTTTGTTCGGCCGATTTTAATTCAGACAATGATTTACTGGCTAAATTCTTGTCTACAATAGATTGATTTTTCTCCTGTTCACGTTTCATTTTATTTGGAAATTCAATATTTTCATTTTTTAATTTATTAGTTTCTTGTATTTTTTTTAAGTATTCAGATAAATTTTTTCTTCTTTCATCTTCCATTTCCAAGGGATAGTTTTTATTTTTCATTTCTGACATTTGAATAGCTGCTTCTTTTTCCCTGGGCAGGTATTGGTTATGTAATTCCCAGTTTCTTGCAGTTTGATTTTTAACATTGGTACCCGCCAAAATATCCTGTAAACTTGCCCGCTCATTTTGTTCTGCATACTTAGCTTTGGCTTGCTGTATCATATTGAATAATTGAGCTTTCCTTAGTTCTTCTTGGGACATTTGCGGGGCGTATTGAGCCTCTACCCCTTTGATAGTATTGTTATAACCTGCTAGAATGTTAGCGAGTCGCGCTTGTTCCATTTCCTTGTCTAATTTAGACTGTCGTCCAAAAACATCAAGAATAGTTTGAGATTTAATGGGTTGAATAGCCATTGTTTAATAATCCCCTAATCCATGCCCATAGATGTTAAATCCTCTTCTTAGGCCTTGACCAAAACCGCTTCCAAATCCTCCAAATCCACCACCGCCCATTGCACCTGAGATACCACCTGTTAAAGCTCTGCCTGCGGTACCCAATATATTGGTTAAAATATTAGAACTTGCTCGCCGTTCATTAGCCCTAGCTTCACCATATCTATTTTGATCTTCAGCCAATCCTTGGCCAGTATTCGCAGTAATATTGCCAATATTTGCCGCAGAATTATATCCTTGATTAGCAATGGCACCGAAAGCATTCATGGCATTACCTCGAATGCCTAGAACATTTTCAAGATATCGTTGCTCATCTTCGCTGGCTAGGTTTTGTCCATATTCCATAAGTGATTTTAAAAGATCACCACTGCCATACATACCATTTGATCCCATGGCCTGATTAATGGCACGGTTACCTTGATTAAATCGGTTTTCATAGGATGCTGAGGGTTTATATTGACCGAGTAAACTTTCAAGAAAACCAGGCGAATCAACCATCTCCTTAGCCATGCCTTCGTATTGAGGTAATGCGCGCTCGCCCGATTCGAGATAGGGTCTAAAATCTTGACGTGCACGTCGTTCAGCAGCACGTCTTTCTTGCATGGCTCTTTCAGCAGATTCCGCTTGCTCTTTCGCGGCTGCTTTCTCACCACCCCCAAATAAACTATCCCAAATACTCATGATAACCATCCATGGTTAAACTAATTATGCGGGGATGGGGGTAAATGTTACCCATGATCCACCTTGTCTAAAATTAAATTGATCAGTATCCGTGTTGTACCATATTGAACCATTGCGAGCATTTTCTAAGTTATTTCTATCAGTTATTGAACCCCCTGTGGCCATTAAGATAGCGGCATCTCTCCTATCTCCAGTAATAGGGTCAACAATGAAATCATGAGTAATACATTGACCCATCGATTCCACCACATCATCAAACCAATTTGACCATGAATCATTTAGTTTAGTTCTATCAATAGTTTCTAGTAATTCATCATAAACAGGCGGATCATTTAAGAAAGCTGGTGTATCAAATGAAGCCATTATTGTGCCTCTAGCGTATAATCAACTGAAGCACCTAAAATATAAACCTGTACTGTCGTAATCATGGTGATTTGTGCAACATTATCTCTTCTTTGTTTCATATTGAGCCAAAAAGTACGATAGGTTAAGTCGCCTATTTTTCCGATCGATCGGCCGCCATAATCTTTATAAGTAATACCTCCATCTTCAGAAATCGATAAATAAACTTGAGGATCATTCGCTTGGGTCGCGACAGGCTCTGTATCAATGATAATAGGAGGAGATAAATCACCCATTCCTTGTAGCATGTCTAAATAATAACGATGAATTTTAGCTTCTTCATAATTAGGGGATGAAAGAAGCCTATAGATTCTTCTTCTCAATATGGGATCACCATTATTATCAAAAAAATTCTCATTTAATTCATAAAATGTATTATCTACATAAGAAAACATGAGATGCTTTTCTTGATAAAAAGAATGATTTTCGGCCATATAACGTGATTGATCTAACATCATCAATTCATGCCATGCATTTTCTGGATCAATCTTGTATTGGTCAAAATTAAAAACAAATGTTCGATTGGCCGTTGTAAAATTAATTTGATAGAAAATTTGCCCGTTTATTTTATAAACTGACCCTGTTGCATCCGAGGTCACAGCAAATGATTGGATTTCTAAGTCAATCTCTAATGTGCTTATTTTAATCGGTTGAACCCCATAAATCATCATGATGCCACCTACACCATCTTGATCACGGGAAAGATAAAAAGCTAATTCAAATCCTTGGGCAATTGAACCTATCGCTTCGATGCCATGCTCAATGAGAAGATTATTGTCTCGTCTTAATGGAAAACTGGATGCCCCTGCATCGACCCATACTTCCCCAACTTGATAACCAAATATGAATACACGTCTTTTTAATCGAATGGCAGCAACCAATGTCGTGGATATCGAAGTAACCGATGCGAAATTAAGGGGATCCCAAGTACTGACATCATTGAGAGGAGAAACAAAAAAACGATTGGTCAATTTATCACAAATAATGACATAGTTATCAAAGGCACAGACATGCGAAGGCACCACACCTGTAGGAATAGTCATCGGTATCACATTGGTACCATTGTAATAAAATGCATTGACGCCATCGCAAAAAGCAACTTGATGCAAATTTGCAGCAGAACTTACAAAGCCTGTAAATGTAGTCATGATATTGCCAGATAAGGCATGCGGTACAAATGCTGAATCCAAATAATAAAAGGCTTGTCCTGATACAACAAAATTAATACTCAATACGGTTGTGGATGCACGAATCACGCCCGTTCCCACAGTTCCCATTAAATGAAGACCAGGCCATGGTGCTAAATAAGCTTGGTTTTTTGCTTTATTGGAAAAAATAGGGTAAAGATTAATTGTTCTATCGGGACAAATTTTATCAATGATATTCCTTGAAAAGCCACCTACAACAGGCGAAGGAACGCGTTTAAATTCACCTTGTCGTTTATTATTCATGGTTAACTACCTGCCACAGGCAGTAAACCAAGCAAGCTTTGACTCGTTGTTGTTCCTGTTCTTGTTAAGAGCGCATCCCCTTGGATGCAAACATCAATATCATTCGATGATTCTACTTTTTTCAACAGTTTTTGATAAGTATCTTCTGCACTCTCAGTCCAATATCCAGTTGGGTAAGATGGTCGTAAATTTCTTGCCAATTTATATTTTAAAAACTGAACAAAATAAGGGGGTATATTTGTCATTTCCTGAAAAGGTACAACAGATGTTAAATAAAACTTCGCATAAATGGTAGCAATTAAATTAATCAAAGGGGTGGGTGCAGGATAAAAATATAACTCACTGTAATTAGGGTATTTTTGAAGATACACCGTACCTGGAATAGCTTTTAATTGAGTCACTCGTGATGTATTAACAATGTTACTGTAGGGAACAACCAGACAAGGTAAAATCACGTTATTAAATGTAATATTACATTCGCTTAATTCCACGATAGGCGGCATGACCACATCCGCAGGCACTGTATCTGAAAAGATATAAGAATTTTGCCCAGAATTAAGTTGAAAACTAACTTTTTGTCTAAATGGGATAAGTTGCCCATCTGAACCAAATGAAGCTAATATGTCATTCAGTTCATCAAGGGCATAATTAATATCATCAGCATTCGGAACATCTCTAGGAGAATAGACCGCAAGGATATTAAATGCTTTAAAAGCAATATCATTAGAAATCACTACGGCCATTTTTCAAATCCATTTGATGAAACCTGAATTAATCAGATTTGGTATGTTTGCCTTTTTTCTTTTTCTTGGATTTTTCATCCATGATCAAAGGTTTTTTTATATCAATAACGACCTTATCTCCTTTAGAGGATTTCTTTTTTTTCTGAAAATTCCAATCTTTGATCATAAATCATCCTTAATGACTTTAGGTCTACCTCTGGATCGCTTCACTTGCGTTAAGTCCTTTTCTTCTCCATGGGAGATGCATTCACTGTGATGTTTGGCTTCGGTACTTTGACATCCGGTGTTGCAATCCACATCGCACACTTCATCTGAGACATTTTTTTCTTCGATTTCATGCCGTTCTGTGGGTATGTGTATCCTTTTTCGTCCATCTGTATTCACTCCTTTATGATTGATATGCGCACTTAATGATAAAAATGCACCTGAGTTTAATAAACGTTGTGCCGATTGTTCAGTTAGCCTTAATGGCCTTCCTGAATTTTTTTCATAAATAATGATATTTTCATTCATAATTAAGTCGCCAAGCTTGCAATTTTTACACAATATTGAGCATTCCAAAGAGCACCATACAATGCATCTAATCTAACTAAGTTAACATCATTAAATATGTCACCAGCCATGCCTAATCGTAAAGAAACTCCGGTTTCTTCATCAGTCGCTTGCCCGTAATTGACGATGTATAAAGGAGGTTTTGGAGGAACAGCTAATATTAATGCTTCAGGCGCATAAGCAATATTGACGTTATATACAGCATTAGGTGCACCATATAGTTGCAAAGGTGTACTAAATGGGATAGCACCGGTCACATTTCTGGTTGTATTACTTGGGTCAGAGATAATAGAAGGGAAAATAGGAATCACTGCGTTACCTGAAATATCCGATGTCACAGGAGAAGTGACAACAAACTGCATCAAATTACCGGTAGAATTATAAGTAAGTGGATTAATTGAAAAAACGCCTGCAAAATAAATCACATCCCCTGCATTCAGAACGAGGGTACTTGGAGTAAATCCACTGATAGAGATAACGCCATCACCAGAATTGGTAGTTGCACTGACAATAGGTGTGCCACCTAGTGGGCCATTTGTATGAATATCTATTAATGCACTTTCATATAAATCAAAACCAGCTAGATTACCCAGACTACCGTGTATATCGATCTCTTCATTGATAACAGGGTTAAATTGATTATTTAAAGCACTTCTTAAGGTATGGGCATCAATAAGGCTTGTTGCAATGTAACATCCTTTTCTTAAATTAACCCCAAGCTGAAGCAAGAATCGTTTGGCATCGTCAATAGCAGAATAACTTGATAAATTCTGAGAGGGATCGCCAATAATGTTATTGATTTGTAATGTGGCTTGTTGCGCACAAAATAACTCAATGTTATTGGCTAACCCAGTAGCCATGGGAGCTATTTCGCGTTCAGCAAATTCAATTGCTTCTTTTTCTAAGAAAAGAGCAACTTCTTTACCGGTATATTCAATACTATCATTCCATTCTTGAGAGATAGTAAGCGGAATTAAAGGATTTTGGATGGCATTTGGGTTGGCTACACGACCTTGAACAGGAAATGATCGTCGTCTTTGACGAATATTGATGGTCTCACCAACCTGATAGCCTGTTTCTTTAAAATATTTATCAAACCCGCGATCGGATGTGATAATAAAAGGACTTTGATTGATAAATCTTGGTAATGTTTCATTGGTGATGATGTTCCAGACGGGAATATTATTGGCAGGCATTGCACAATTCCTTTTGCTATGTGTTTAAAAAATCCGTTTTTAATCACATGTTTTTGCAAGAAAACATGAAAACTGCCAGATTGTACGCCCGTCTGTAAAGGCCAATGGTACATAAAGCCAACCACGAATAGCTTTTAAAGTAATTGTAAATTATTTATTTATAAAGTCAATATAAAAAATATACTTACTGTAAAATAATTTACTTTCTTCTACTTCTTCCTCTATATTCTTCTCTTAATTCAGCCCTTCTTTCTTTACAGGATTTTGTTAAATTCATGGGAGAACCTGATGCAGTCAGGGGTCTGATAGGAGGAGGAGCTTTTGAAACCGTATTTCTTGAGGACAAATGATAAGATATCTCTGTCAATCGATGAATGACTTCAGCAGGACTTTTATTGAGAAGATTATTATATTCTTTTGGATCTTTTAAAACTTGATACATTACATCATCGGCATTCTTTAAAAGAGGAATGGCTTCCGCAAAACCTTCAGGGGCATATTTGTATTGTTCAGCTAATGCATCAAAATCACTGTATTTTTCACGTGCAGAGTCTACAAAATTTTGTATTTTTCTTGTGATGGCTTGTTGAGATGATTGTTTCTCTTTTTCTATCAATCTTTGATTAACCAATTCATCGACAGCAGCTAAAAGATGATTAGGATTACTTAAGTCAATGTCTTCTTGAGGGGCAGCCTCATTTGCATAATTATTTTGCTGTCTGTATTGAATCTCTTGAAGTCTTCTTTCATAATTTCTTTCTAATTCTTCCTTTTCTTTTATATGCTGTCTCGCCTGTTTTCCTAATCTTTTTTTGAGATATTCTGGTTCATCTAAATTATTGGAAGAAGAAGCTGATTCACTAGGATAGTCAGAGGAGGGTGTAGAAGAGGTATTATCATTGGTTTGATTTGTTTGTTGTTCTCCTGTATGTTCTGTTGGTTGTTCAATTGTTGTGTTAATTTCTTGTTCGCTTCCTTGCGTCATATTTTCCATCATCTATCCTTAGATTGTTGGTTAAATTAAAAAATAATTTCTTTACTAAATTCCCGAGAAGGTATTGATTTATTCACTGATTGAATCAAAGTTGCATAAAATTTCATTTCTTCAATCACCCTGTTATTTTCTTGAGTTCTTTTCTCCTGTTCTATTCTCATTTCCTCCAAGGCTAATTTCATTTGTTCTTGTTGTGCTTTCTGATTCTGTACAAAGAACTCAAGCATTTGTTTTTGTTCTTGTAACATAGATTCAGCTTCATTTTTCTGTTCTTTAACTTGTATTTCTCTATTTTGTGTTTCGATTTGTTTTTCTAAAACGATTTGCATAGGATCGGGAGGAGGGGGAGGAGGAGGTGGTAAGCCTTCTTCTTTTGCGCGAATCTCTTGTGGAACCAATTCTCGCAATCTTGTGCGTAAGGTCTCAGTACCATTGATATCAATGTTTTGGCCAATAATATCAGCGACCAACGGGAATAGACCTGGGTTAATTGTTACAAGATTTATTAGAACATCCAATGAATCTGCTTTTTGTATAGCAAAAGATGGACCCGGATCGATAACAATATCGTACTTATCTTTTGATAAATCGAATTCTTTCTCTCCATTTAAAGATGGCTTATTAACAATAACATCCTTACTTTTGCCATCTTCCATATGAATACTCAGTCTTCTTTCAGTATCCACCACTTTTTGTAGCAAATCTCCTACAATTTTCCCTGTCTGTTCAACTGCTTTGTTAAAGTTATCATTCAGAACGCATGCACTTTGTAATCCAGTTCTTTGTCTTTCACGAATAGCTTTACCAGATAATTCATTATTTGATTCACCGCGATTTGATTCATATAAACCAAGGATACTTTGAATGTCTCTCTCAGACATTTGGGCTTGTTCCATAAGGGTTTGTGATATCTCAGACGGGCCAATTTTTTCTGGCTTTCCACCTCGCTCATCATAATCATAAAGCAATACACCTTGTTGAATAGATGGGTTTTTCCACGCATCCGTATAAGCAGCAATACTACTTGGATGGGATAACCATTGTTCTCTTCGGTTATATTGTAAAGCTTGCGCAATCTCTATTTTTACTAAATTATGAAATAGTTGGGCATCTTTAACGAAAGAAACCAAAGACATGATATATTCTCTTCCGTTGATACGTTGTGAATCACAAACAACCCTTACTAATGGAAGGCGTTTAATAGGCCAATCGGCTTTTTCGATGACTTTTCCTTTAATTGCTTTGTAATAAACAATTTTAAAATCTTTCGTTCTTTCTTTTTTGACGATGTCGAATTGTGTTTTATCTTCATCTTCTTGATCTCTCATATCCTTCATCATGTCATCGTATTCTTTTTTATACATGACTTGATTATTTCTAAGCTGATATTTATCTGTCTCAAACCATTCTTTCTTGTAGTATTCCACAATGGCAAGTGTATTTTTATCTATCCATTTAAAGGTACTGTCTCTAAAATAAGTATTAAATGAATCAGGATCTTTGATATCAGGATGTAACTTTTTGAACTTATCCTTGTTCATATTTTGGTAATAACCACAAAATTCACTGTCAAACATGGTTGCTTCAACAGCACACGTATCCCAAAAACATTTTTCAGGATCAGAAACCCATGCAATCTTTGGTAATTGATTAAAAGATAGTTCATGTTCATAATCAGTGTAAACACGCCATACCCCAAATCCTGAAGAAGCAGCATCATCATAAGCTCTATCAAAAACTGAAGATGTCTCAGAATCACGAGCTATTTTGGTGATCGCGCCTTTAAATACATTGATTTCTTCTTCACTACTCAAACCTAATAAAGAAGAGACCTTGAATTGAGTCTTATTGTTTCTTTGCTCAGCAATCACTTTTCTAATGATGTCGTAGGTTTTATTAAATGACATCACAGGTTTCTGTAACCTGTTAAGTTCTTGTTCTTGAGCACTTGACCATGGATTAACATAGAGAAAACGCTTATCATCTTGACCACGCGTCACATTATCTTTAGAGTAATCTAAATAGTTGTTTATATTTTGATTAATCTCTTCGATGATATCCATATCACTTTGTTGATTGGTATCCATCTCATCTTTATTTTTAGGCTTCCTTGCCATGATTAAAATCCTTTTAAGTTCGTAGACGTAAAGTTGGATTCATTAATGAACGCGTATTGATGCTGCTTACGGATGATATTGGTAATGCAAATGTCAATGCCAGCGCATCTGCTTCATCCGGGCTTTTATACATTTTATCCTTTTTTTGAAGTAAAACTCTGCCATTTGAATCAGAACCAATTCCTTCAAATTTAACTGAACACAAATCATTATGAAGACTTTCTACATCAGGTATAGAAACTTGCTCATTTTCATCTATAAGCCAATCTTTCATCTTTCCCCACATCTCATGTCTTTTATTAGGATATCTTTCAGGATCTAAAGATTTAGAACCCGCATTAACTGGTACAACAATATTCCGGTGACCCATATGTCGTAAATTATCGACTACTCCGACACCTACTCCTGTAAAATCGATAAATACTTTTGCAGGTTTGCATTCTTCAATAATTTTGTGTATTTTATCGGCTAATTCTTTAGTATCGACATTGGTATAGCTCACTAAGTCAAAAGCTTTCCTTCCTTGTCTTTTAATAATGGATGACCTATCTTTTCCAGCTCCTGTAGCAGGGTCTACGCCAATGACCAAAGGGCCATATCCATCAGATTTAGCCATTCTTGCGCGAGTAACATCTTCGGATTTAATAAAATTTAGACTATCTTTTGCTTGAAAAGCATCTTGAATGCATAATGGATATTCATGCTTAAAAAATACCAACCCATCCTTACCTGCTATGCCGAATTGTTCTATTTTCTTTCTTCGCCAGTACAATTGATCATTGTTAAGACCATATAAATTAGCTAATTCGAATTCTTCTGCTGATTTAGAAAATCCAATCGGTGCTTGCATAGCATATTCTTCGAACATTGCCCATGATATAAAGATAGGTTCATATTCGATTTCACCTTTAATGGCTTGCTGCCAAAATGAATGAAAGAAGTTATTTGGTCCCTGTGACGTTGATTCAAAAATGGCCTCACTTCCTGGGGTATCGGGTATGCACTGAAATAGACCAGCGACAAGTTCTGGTGCATTATCCCAAGAGGCTACTTCTGATCCATGAAGATAATGAATCGTACCGCCTCGACCAACATTTTTACTCCCTGCTGTACCCACCCGAAATCTACTGTCTATTTTATTAAAATTTAATTCTTTAGCATTTTCTTTATCCGTACTTATTCTGAACAATGGCGGGATATTTTCATGGAATCTTTTCACCATGCCAAATAGAATATCCGTGGTATCACCACAATGAGAAATAACGAAAGCTTGTTTACCTGGATTATGTGTGGTTTTCCAGTAATAACGAGCACCTATCAAGGTCGAACATCCGAATTGCCTACCTTTAAGAATAATTGCGCGAACTCTTCCTTTTTCTTTAAGTTGTTTTTCAAATTTTTCATTAAGAAGTTGTTGAACTTTATTTAGTCTAAGATATACGAGACCTTCTTGACCAGTATTACCTTTTGTGGTAATCTTTAAGAAATTAGGAGCATAAAGATTAAAATCTTTATGGACTATCCGTCTAATTCTTGCGCATTGTGCTTTTGTAGTATTCATTCATCTGTGAAAGTTTTTTTTAAAATCATAGGAATTTCAAACTCTACTTTTACTTCATCTTGGGTAGAATGATCAATTAATAAATTAAAATTAAATTTTATAGACCTGGGATATCCGAAAAAGAAACGTGAATTAGTAAATCCACCCTCCGTTTCTTTCTTTAAATTTGTAATATTTATAGATTTATAAATGTTTTCTAAAGTTTTATTAATATAATCTTCTAAATCATCATTTATTTTTGTTTTCATAATTCATCCTTGACTTTTTTTATTATTTTAATAAATCATTACATGCTTCATCATGATTTGATTCGACTACGTTCTTATGAACCTCTTTTATATACGCATCTTGATCTTCGATTATCTTATGATTAATGTTTTCAACAAACATGCCTAAATGTTTTCCTATTTGATACAATGCTTTAAGAGCAGTCTTTGCGTCTTCATGATCAGCATGTTCTTTAAGTCTACTCAGAACGAAAGTCTCATCTATTCCTAATTGATCAGCAGCTTGACTCATAATTCTGCTTATCTCCTTTTGGACATCAGGTTGTTTCAATAAATGGCTTGCTGTATTAGCAGCATTAGAACTTTTATAACCAGCTAATGTAGAGCATTCTTTTTTCTTAATGCCTTTACAATAATATAAACAAAATTTTCTTTTTTTAGTCGATATTGGTTTTTGCATGATAATATTTCTGTAAAAAATTATTTATTTTTTAAATTATATTGATAGTATACAATATGTCAATACTAAATAATTTAATTTTCTTTAATTTGACTATTTATTTTACATAAAAAGGATTTTATATGGCTAAATTGACAAGACAAGCTAGGAATAAGCTAAGTAAAAATGAATTTGCAATACCAAGTAAAAGAAAATATCCAATTAAGGCTAGGGCCTCTCAACAAGTTGTGAAAGGTAATCTAAGCAAGTTTATGGAAAATAAAATTGATGCGAAAGCCAATAGGCTTTTAAATAAACTAAAGAAAGTAAGAAAAATTAATAAAAAATAGAGTTTAAAGGTGTCTAATTCGATACCTTTACCTATCGAGATGATCGACATATTTTAATGATATGTCTATTTTTCTATGTATTTTCAACACATGTTCCAAAATGGAACTCATGTGGGATTCAATATGCGAAGTTTAACTGAAGTTAAAACATCGATATTGACCCTAGGAAACTACACTAGTATTTGGCTTAAAAACCCATAGAGATTTAAAAAGATGCAAATATTAGCAAGTACCAGAGCAGAGTCGTTCTCCCACGAAACGTATATTAATGATATTATTTTCGAAAATTAATGTCAATACAATGCAAACAATTCAATGCACATTTTTCTTTATCTTTCTTTCTTAAAATAGCCCTTTTTTCTGTAAAATTTGTTTTCTTATACCATTGTTTTCTCATTTCCTTCCTTTCTTTTTCTAGTTTTTCCATTCTTTTATTGTAAATATGTGGCAAAAAACGAGCATCCCTTATTATTCTAACTATATCATTCAATTCCGCATGAGGATAATGTTCTTTAGTAATTTTTTTAATTAATTCATATTCACTTATTTTTTTTCTTTTAGGATTTCTACAATTTAAATACACATGCGTAGATTTAAGAAGATTAAGTACATACGATCTTCTAATCTTCACTTTTCTAACTAATTTCTTAAGATGCCATTTTCCATACTTAGATTTATCATAATCATTAAGAAGATTGAGAGATACTATCAGTTCAAAAATAGTCTTTGTAAATAATTGTGATAATCCGCTTACATCCATTTATTAACTTTTCCTTAATAATTCTCTCATTTCTATATTATATTTAAAGCTGTTACAATTTGTCACGGACTAAATTGGAGTAATAAGAAATGATTTTTGAAGTCAAAAAAGATGATGAAAAAACTAAATATCAAGTAAAACTTGATATACCCATCGAATTTCAACAAACCATTATGTACATGTACGACTCTATAATGGAAGAAATGAAAAAAAGAAACACATCTAATATTTATGAAAAAACAATAAAAAATGAACCGGAACGAGAATTGCTTGAAATTCTTGAAAAGAATAGCATGGAATCACAAAGAATAGCAATAAAAGCAAAAACTTCACTTTACGTAATATATGGGATACTTGCTCTGAATTCATCCATTTTCATATATAATTTAGTTTGTTTTTTAAAATAACAATAAGGATAATCATTAATGAATGATATAACAGAAAATAAAAATCATGTAGAAAATATTGATCTATATAAAGACGAGTCAATGATAACAATGAGTTTATTTAAAGCTAATTTTCTTTATAATAAAATTAAATGTTGTGAAAAACTCTCTGAAGAAGAGATAGATGAACTTGTGTTTATTTTGAAATCTTTAAATAATGCAATGGCAAAATACAAAAGTATAAAAATTATTTCTGAAACTACATACTCTTGTGAACCTTTCCAATGGAAAATATCCCATTCAATTCTTGTAGTATTAACTTCAATTTTAACATCATTAATTTACAAAATATTTTAAATGTCTTCCTATATGCATTTGCTGGAGCTTCCACGTTTGGAAGATACTAACTTACCCTATAGGAAGACTTCAGCATTATATCAAAGCGTATGAACAGAGTCCATTCCAAGCATACGCCTTTTCAGACTTTGAGTGCCATGGATTACAAAGTCTTAACATTCTATACTTATTAACTAATAAATGTCAATAGTTATTTAATCTTTGTAAAATTATGAATGGTATAGCGGTGCTGTTAATGCGTAAACAAAAATGTTAAAATACTATTCATTTTAACACTAAATTAGTTAAGGAGCGATAAATGAACGACCCAGATATAATACTACAGAAAATATCTGTAACTACTTTTGAAGTAATTAAGAAAATTATAAGTATAAATATCAATCTATTAAGAATTTCTAAAAACAAAGATACAGATCCTAGTAAAAAGAACTTGGATCATTTAAGGTCAACAATTAAAGAAATGGATCCAGAATTTATAAAAAAAATAGTTGATTTACTCAATAAAGATTCATTATTTAAACACATATATACTTGCTATGAACTCACTAATGTTGAATTAGACAAAAAAGATAATACAAACTTTTCATTTGAACAGATAATAGACGTTGGCTTTTATAATGAGTGAAATATCTGAATACAATAAAGATTATTATGCATGGTTGATGCGCATGTCTAACTTAATTATAGAAAAAGATTTTAATTCTATTTCACAAAGTGATTATAGGTTCATATGCGATGAAATAGAAAGTATCTCCAGAAGGGTAACACGTGAATTAGATGCCCTACTTAAACACTTAATGGCATTTTTCTTAATTGCTGAAAATAGACGTCTTAGTGATGCATGGCTTACTCAAGGTGTTATCGAAGGAAAAAGAACTGAAATTAATAATATTCTATTCAAAAGCCCAAGTTTAATATCCTATATTTCAACCTGCGAATCATTAGAAAGTGGCTACCCCACCGCTAAATTAATAGCGGCAAGATTGAGTGATCAAATTGAGGAGAGCTATCCTGAAAAATGTCCGTTTACTTTAGAACACATACTTTATGATAAAATTATCTTGATGGGTTATTTTTAACCACGAATAAACGGTCACGCTTTAGCGATTTCATTCATTAACTTATCCACAATTTCTGTGTGTAAATGTGTGGATAAATCATTGAAGTCCCATATGCTGTATAGGCTCATGCATGGATAACTTTATTTAAGCAACACCTGTTTCACGTAGGAAAATTAGGATTAAAAATGAGCATTTCATATATTGAAACAAAACATTTATTAATGGTATTTGATACCATGAAATCTATTATAACAAGACTAATTAACATAAGAAATAGCGGCATAAAATCAAATGAAATAGCAAAACGAGAAAAGGAAATTGAAGAATTAGAAAAAGAAAATAATGGATTAATATATAAAAGAACCATTCTTTTAGAGGCTCAAGATGCTGGTTTTAACCTAAAAAGTATGTTCGATTATATTTTGAATGAAAAAAAACAGTTCGAATTTGAATTTAAAGTAAATCAATATCCCCATTTCTCACTAGATCAAATACTCGATGTTGACTTCTATCCCGATGCTGAAAATTATCCTCGGGGTGTACATGAATATAGAACCATTAAGTCAGCACCTAAAGAAGGGAATATTTCACCTGAAGTCATTCATGATGCGGTTAAAGTAGTATTATCTTCAATATGTGATAAGGTGATTGATAATGAAAGATTTTGATTATGAAAATGAAGAAGATTTAAAGTTGCGTTATATTTCAACTTATACTTTAGACAAACTCACACAAATGGTAGGCCTTATAGAATGGCTTATTGATTTTGAAGAATCTAAAATTCCTCCAATGCTAGCACATCCATATGATCATGTTCGAATATCTCTCATCAGAAAAGAACTTAAACAATCAAATAATATTATTATAGAATCTATTTATTGCTTTCTAATGAATGATTATTTCAAAAAAAGATTTAATATTAAGAAAATAAAACCATATTCACTTGAAAAAATACTGGATTATAACTTTTATCCTAGTAATGATAATTCTATAATAACTTAATGAAGCGAATCATCCGAGGATTGAATGGGGAGTAAATTAATCAGTGAGTTCAATTCTATTTCTTTTTTAATATCAAATGCCAATATTTCATCTAATGACATATGATCAAAAACGGGGTTCACATTAAACAATGAATGTGCTCGATAAACTTTTTCCTCTGGCGAGAGTAATTTATTTTCCATTTCATTATCAATAAGCTTTTTAGCTTCATTATCAAGTTTGAAGTTTTCAGGAAGTTTAAATATACTCATATATGCTCTTCTTGAAAATCCATCTAAATCTTTCTTTAATTTTGTATTATATTTTATTGCCTCTCTTAATTTAAAAACATAAAATTTAAATGCTTCCTCCTCATAAAAACTAATATCTCTCTTTGTTTTAACTTTAAGTATAACTTCTATTAAAAATTTAAGCTGATCTAATGAGTCCTTTCTTAATTTTCTTTTATTCATTAAAGTTATCCTTATATTAAAAATTGAATATATCATCTATATATTCAATTAAATCTATAATTTCCTCTTTTTCAGTTATAATTATATCGTCTACTTCACTTAAGTTTTCTATAATTTCTTTTATTTCTTTTATTTTTTTATTACTATTTTCGTTATTATTTACTATATGATATCTTATTTCTGTCTTGATAAAATCTTTTTCATTAGGTATATTTTGTTCAATTGAACGAACTATTACTTCCACTGAATTAAAAATATTCATATTAAAACCTTTTTCTATTTTATGGAAATATGAACTTTTGAAAAATTCGTATACATAAACACTAACCCGAGCCATAAAAACCAAAGAATTCTTTTTTCAAAAAATGACAAAGATTGATGAAAATAAAGCTCATAACCAAAGTAAAAAATAAAAAAACATAACATTAGGTGAATAATTAATGCAATTAATGCAATTAATGAAAAAAATATACCTACCACAATACAAATCACCTCTTAATTCAAGAAAATTTTATCCCAAACCGAATACTTAGCATCCCATATCTCAACAAAAATGTAATTACTTTTCTCACCATCTTTTTTTGGAAACATTTTAACATGATGTTCAACAATAAGTTGATCATTTTGAATGACATAAGCATATTGCAATGCATCAAAGATGGCCTTTTGCGTATTATCTGTATCTCTCACGCGATTATCCGGCGGGTAAAGTTCAATCATAGCAACTACTGGGATATCAATAGTTTTATTGCATCTCGATAGCTTAAATAATTCCGATAGATTAATTGTCCACGCCACTGCCTTTTTGTATTCACGTACTTTTTTTGTTAAAGCTATTTTACCATGCTTTGTGTATATCCAATATTTGTTCACGCTTGGAGGATAGGGCAACTCCATTCTAAATAAACTCATGATTACTTTTTCATCTTCCTTGATGCTATAATACAAAAGCAGGGTGTTAGCAGCGGTAGCTTGCTAGGCTCATAACCTAGAGGTCGTGGGTTCGAGTCCCACCCCTGCAATGATTATACATTTCTTGCATATTAACCCACATCTCACTGCTTGTATTAAAAGCTAAGGAAAGCCTAACTGCCATTTCAGGACTGATGCCTGATTTTTGATTAATCAATTTCGATAAGCTTATTCGTTCAACACCAAGTATTTTTGCAGCCTCTGTAACAGACAGATTAGCCCCAATCAACATCCGCTTAACAACTTTCCCAGGATGGGGTGGATTGTGCATTAACATCATAAAACCTCTTTAATGTAAAATCTTTTTATCACGTTATTGAATAAGGCGTATTCCATTTCTTTATGACTTCCATAATTTGATTTATAGCTTCATTATCATCTATTTTAAAATTTATTACTTGAATAAGTTTTTGAATAGAGTATAAGCCTGTTTCACATCCATAAAATTCATCTATCTCTCCAACTTGAACCAACGCGTTTATCTCAATTTCTATTTTGAAAATATCTTTTTCTTTAATTATTTTTTCATTATTCATCAACTAAATCCTTTAACGTTTTGATACTTTATCAATATGGCAATTATAAGGCAATCCTGATTTCCGTGAGAACAATATCTCTAAGATAGTATTTTGAATGTCGTCATCTTCTATTAAATAAACAGTACTTTCTTTTGTATTTAATGATTCATAATGAATATCAATAGTAACTTTCATCTTAATTCTTATTTCATTTGAAATTAAATTTTCCATGGCTTCTCCTTTCATATCTTATGAATCTAACTTAGATTCTTTTATTTCTTTTATAACAATATCTTTATTATCTTCATATATTCCAATTATAGTATGTATTAATCGATGATCTCCAAATCTGTCATAAATAATTAGATCCATTTCTTTTTTTCCTAAAATAGGTAGCTTTCCATCTTTCATAAGATATCCTTTACTGTTCAAAATTCAGTTATACGGAATTTCCGGATAACTTAAAATGTTCCAACTACCGAGAATTACTCGATAGTTCAATATTCCAACTAACCGGAATTACCGGACAGTTCGATATTCCACGTGAAACATTGTATAAAGTTTCACGCATAATTGGACGACCCTTAATTCCCTCGAATTCGGGGGAATTAGATAAGCTATTAATTTTTCTTGATTGGAACTTTAAACTTAACCTTTATTTCATCAAAGTGTCTTTCATCAAGATTTTGTTGGTAAGCATTAGTCAATAAAAATATAAAATGGTCACCCATTCTTCTTCTATTTTATCTACATAGCATTTTTTATTTTTAAACTTAGACTTTCCATTCAAAGACACTTCGTCAATAATTATTAAAAATAATTCTATACCTTTTTCAAGTACCCACTTTCCTTCTCTTCTACGAAGAGAAACCCACATATAAGGAATAGTTACACGCCCTTCTATTAGAGCTTTGGTGAACTCAGGTTTTATTATGATAGAACGTTCTTTATACTCATCAGGTATAACAAGCTGTCCATATTCATACATATCTATTAGCTCTTCTATTGAAGTATGCCATGCATATGTTTTGATACGCTTCTCTATTCCAAGGTCTGCGCTTAATAAATGAATAGGTTCCACGTGGGACATCATTCTCTCCCATTATTAATGCTTTATACAATTTCTAAAAATGTCAATAGTAAGTTAGCCGAATTCGGGTAACTACTAACCGAACGCTAGCTGAATTCGGTTAGCTAAATGTTCCACGTGGAACATCGCACGCCATGCACAGATACACAGGGGTTCACCGAACTTCCCAGTTTAGTTCCATGGCAGTATCAAGCTCATCTTTGGGAAAGCTGACCATGCAGAGTTTTCCATCTATTTCTTCAAGACGGTGCAATCCAAGTACATCTCCGTGCCTTTGTAAAGCAACCCAAAATTGATTAATTAAGTCATGACTTTGAGTGATAGAAATAAATTTTAAATTAGGTTCTACAGATATAATGCAATAAATAAGTGTAGCAACAAACTGTAGGATAGAATGATGAAATATAGAATCGAATGGCTCTGAAATAAATATAGTTTGTGTACTACTAAAAAATACGTTACATAATAAATTGAATATAAATTTATTATGATTGTAATAGTCTAATAAACACTTCTCATTATAATGGTTTAAGAAACATTCCTCATTTTCTAAAAAGAATTTTAAAGAGTCGTCTACCAATTTAACAACTTCTTTGCTATCAAAGTCTTCTACTAAGTCATTAATACATTTTTTCACCATTGAACTTAAATCAGGAAGATATGACTTAATAATACAAATGGGGCCGTAGTCTATGGCAAACCTATGAGGACGAAAATGTACTTTAGCTCTGTTATAAAAAGGAAATAAACCATCATTATAAGCTTTAATTAAACGATCAATAAAAAGAGATTTACCCACCCCATTCTTACCCACAATGAAATTAATCTGCTTAAAATTGTTTATATCAAACCCTTCTATGTTTTTCAGCTCGAAGTCATGCATATTCTTTTCCATCTTAAACATTGACCTTAAGTCAAACTATTATTTATAATATCGATCATTCCCCGGTAGCTCAGTGGTAGAGCGTATGGCTGTTAACCATTGGGTCGGCAGTTCGAATCTGTCTCGGGGAGGCATATAAAATTATCTTCTTTACCATTCATTTATAATTATAAGTTTTGAAATAATTTTGATTATTTTGTAAAATCTTTAGAAAATTACAACATATCTTTAAGAATTTCTAAGGTAAGTTCTCCCTCTTTAATAGATTCCTCCATTTTTTCTATTAGATCTTTACGTTTGGCTATTTCTTTTTCAATTAATTTGATGTTGCTTATAATAATACCATCAACATCTTCTCTGGGTTCACGGATTGGTTTAGACATCTTATTCTCCATTTTAAACTTGACTATTTTATAACATCATTAATAATATCTATCATGTTTTTATGCATCATAAGTGAACTTTCATAATTTAAAATGTATTTATTTATACCTTCTGATAAAACTTTTAGCTTTGTAATCTCTTCTTCAATCGATTTAATTTTGATTAAAACAGAATTCAAAAGATCTTCTTTTTCACAACTTTCTTTAGACATAGTTTACCTCATTAAATTTTCCCAATGTTCCAATAAATCTTTCTCTTTTTTAAGAGATCTCATTCTTTTTTCAAGAAGAACCTCATATTTTTTCATATTATTTTGACAATTAATAATATCTTCTTCTAAAAATTTGATGTTCCTTTTAATCATAGAAATAGTCTCATTACTCATATTTTACCCTCTTAAATTTTACCTAATCATATCCTTCTATCAATTTCTTTATCATCTCAATCTCCCGTTTTTTATTACAAATATCTACTTCTAAAAAAGAAATTTTACTTTTTAGTTGTAATCTTTCCTCTTCCGTCAATGGATATTTCTTATCCAAATCTTCTTCCGTGAAGCTCATACCAACTCCTTTGGTTGACAATAAACCCATTAAATTGACAATCCCATGCTATCTAGTTGACGATTCACATCCTCGAACAATGAAATACCATTAATATTAACCTTCAATTCAGAATATGGAATCATCTCTAATACTACCGATACACATTTAGGCGTTGTCCATCGTCCTTCCCTAAGAAGCTTTAAAGCCACATTAAAACCTTTTATAAAACTAATTCGTCCTTCTTCATCTTTACATCGTGAAAGCTCACCAAATCTCACGGAAGCTGCCATCTCGTTGAAAATTTCATATACCGTGTCATCTTTTATAATTTCTTGAACTTGTTCAAAATATCTGTTCAATATGTTCTTAGGTATCTTTGGATCGTGAACACGTAAATCATGTCCTACAAAGCATGGGTCTTTCAAAAAGAATGCTAATTTAGCATTGATTTGATGTCTTGAAATATCCGATTTGATTTCACTTAATATGACGCTACACATTGTTTCAGCTTGCTCTACTTGTTCATATTCGCTATTAGATTCTCTGTTTTCAAAGTAGGATGATTTGTTAGCACTTATCTTTTTCTTCTCGCCATAGAAGTGTTTGTATTGTTCGTACTTCTTGAAAATAACTGTTAGGACATATATAAAAGATGAATTTTTTATCATGCTGTCTAATTCATCTTTATAATCCAAGATACTATTTCTTTCTTCGCATAAAATTCTTTCTTTAATAGTTAATGGCATTATTTTATTCATATTATGGAATTCATGCTCTTTAATATGTTCTAATTCTTTCCTTGATTCACCAATTTTTTGACATTTAACTTTAATCTCTTCTATTAGTTCATATTTTCCAGATTCAAACTGATTTTTGATGGCATCCATAAAATCAAGGATTTCTGGGTATTGTGCATTAACTAGGCTTTTTACATACACAAGTAATCCCTGAGACTCGAAAACGTTAAATTCTTTAACACACACAGAAATAGGAACAGAAATGGAGTTGGGGTTATCTGTTAGGTTGTTATTGTTATTAAGATCTTCTTTCTTATCTATAGTGCAGTTTTCTGCACTATCATCCTTATCATGGAGACTATATTCTTCAAGGGGGGAGGGGGCATAAATAGAGGATGAATTATCATTAGTGCATAGCCTTTCCATGGCATCGCTCCTTTGTTTAGTTTGAAACTTTTTCTTTCTATTAGGCTCTTGCATAACCTTTTCTATCAAATATTGAGGGAGGGTTATATGATAGACATTTATTCTCCTTCTGGTGGGACTAGCATAACCACGGCTAACATTCAAAAAGCCATGATCTTCTAATTCAGCTACTAATGTTGTCACTGTTCTTACTGACCGATTAATCATTTTAGCTAGAGCAGATCGCGCATAGGAACAAGTTAGAGATTTTGTCTTCTTAGATAGGTCTAAGATTACTTTCCATAATGATTTTGCAGTGGAGGAAATATTGCTTGCAGACAATTCTTTTAAAATAGGACTAGCCAACATAAAGAATTCTTTGATACTATTAAGGTGAGTAAGGGGATTAACTATTTCCTTACTTAAAGATAATGCACTGGTAATCATACTATTATTCCTTCGGTTTTTGTTATGATTGTTAGTAATTTTTTATCTTTGAAGAGAACTAAATCGTAAGATAGAATTCTCTTATTTTGTTTTAAATAAATTGTGACTTTATTTAAAATAATGGTTGACAAGAAAATAAACTGTTTGGTAGAATAAAACATGCGCATCCAAATACTCCTGGGTGTGTGTGGGAAAAGGGGGTTTCCAGCAAAAGATAGCCCCTTTTCATTTTTTAGGTTTATATAATTAATCATTTTTCAACATCCTTGTTGTAAATATTTAATTTAAAAAATCATGCCATTTTCAATTCATTATCATTTATATCACTAAGCCCGTTAAATTCTGGTTCTAAAATTTCCAAGATAGCTATTCTTATGCGAGAAGAAACTTCATTTTTTTTTAAAATTATCATTGTTTTTATCATTGTTAATCTCCATCATATGCTTATCTTTAGCTTCTTTTATCTCTTCAAAACAAGGAATAACACCTTGACCTATAAAATGTAATATTTCACCTAATAAAATTGCGGCATTAGCTTTATCTAGAGTTCCCTCTTTAGAAGAAGAACCAGTTGCTATTAAATAAGATAATAATTTAGAAAGGCCACCTATAAAAACCTCTGACATGAATTTATCGCACTTATAATCTTTATTAAATTCATTATTGTATTTTCCAATCAATAACATTAAATCATTCCTGAAGTCAGTGGTTAAACTTTCTTTTTTATGTTCCATCATTTAATATCCCATTTTTTCGTCAAATATTTAGCTTCTTTTAGGAGAGCTATAATATACTTTCTTCCCCATTCTTTTTTATCTAAAGGATTAATAAAATTATTTCCTAAATCTCTTGTTAAGCGTGCATGTAATTCGAGTAATGCCTCCCAATAAAGATGGACAAATACGCCTTTTCCAAAATTTTTATTTTCAAAATTCTGTAAAAAATCATCCTGTTTCTTTTCCATCAAATCAATAAGATCATTTTCAATATTTTTTTTATCATTTTCAATAAATTTATATTTATTAATTAATTTTTCATGATCCATCATTTAATATCCTTTCTAATAAAAGCTTACCTTAATATTGATTAAATAATTTCTAAATTCATGTTCCTAAATACAGGACTTGTTTTTTCCCTTAAACTTTCTTTGAATTTGGTTAGATTAAAAATTAAATCTTGCATAAAACCCCATGCGATACCCAATTCTCGGGTAATACATTCTTCACTATCATCATTATCATGCAAAGTATGAGCTAAATGCTCAGCAGACATTCTATTAAGAGCACTTAAAATAGAAGAATGAAAAATAGCCAACTTTCTCTTATCATTAAGATTGAAGTTCTTAGATTTTTTTTTAAAGATTAATTTCATGCTTTTAATTAATTCATCGGTAATTTCATTAATTTCTTCTTGATCATCCATTATCCATTACCCCTATAATACATATTTTAGTCTATTTTATCTAAACGTACTTCTACCTCAATTGCTGAATTATCTTTTATTCCTTTAGCCATCATTTCTCTATAATAATCAATACTACCATTGATAGCAGTAAAAATTGGCTTTCTATTTATTAAATCTTTTTGAATTTCTTCCGGCATATTACCCTCTCTCAAAGCCTGAATCCAGCCAATTTTATTTATGAAAAAATCTAAAAAACCAGACATAACACTTGCGCCACCCAAATAACTATTTTGTGCTTTCATTAAAGATAAAAATAAGCGATCAATATTTTTATCTAATTCATCCGAAAGATAATATGTAATATTTTTAGTTCTTAATCTAAGCTCTTCAGTATCCATTTGTTCTTATTACCTCTATGTTATGTCCATTATTTTCTCATATCAATTTATGGTAGAAGAAAGAATCTCATCTTTTGATACCTCTATCTTTATTGAAGTACCATCTTTTATGGATTCATCTATTTTTTTACTATGAAAGTTGGTAAAATCATTAACACAATCTAAGAATGACTTTCTTAATTCTTCCAAATCTTCATTATCGCCGGATTCTTTTATATGATACTCACGTGTAGCTTGAAGAAGACCAACTTTATTCATAAAATAGTCAAGAAATCCATTAATAATAATCATTGCACCTGAGTAAGTTTTCTGTTTTTTTGTATTAGTAATATATAAATCATCGATGATAGGACTTAAATTTTCTTCTAAAAAATCCCTTATCTGCCTAACTTTCATATTAAATTCATCAATATTCATTATATCGACCCCTCCTTAGTAACACTCCATTTTTTAATAGAAATTTTATTATTTATCTTCATCTTTTGGATATTCTACTATTTGAATTCCAAAATAATCAAATAGTGCTTTCGCTATCTCATTCATAAGAATAAACTCCTCCTGCATGACATGCATATCATTATCATCAAAACTATCATACATATCATTAACGAAAGACCACATAAAATTACATAAGGGAAATGAATCATTTTTAAGGATACTTTTAAGGTCATCAAAACTAATATTATTATCATCATTTAATGCATTTTGTATATCCTTTAAATATTTATCATGGCATTGATAACCATAGGATAATAAAAATTTATAACCACCAATTTTTGTAGTAAAATTTAGCATTTTAATTACCTTTATTTATCCTCTTCATTTTTAACAATAGGAAAACTAACCCCTGATTTAATTTCTTTTATTGTTTTTCCTAAAATATGTTTATGTGCACCTATCATGAAACAGGGTATTGCCCCACTTTCTACTTGATACTTTAATTTTCTAGTACGCCAACCTATCAAGTTAGCTGCTTCTTTTATAGTATAAGGAACTCCCTCATCATTATTATTACTTTCAAGCATTTTTCCCACCTCCCCAATGTTCTTTAGCCAACATTATGGCACTAGCGTCTCTTAGTGTCAATAACGTTCGTTTTGGAAATTTTCTTTAAAAGACAATATTGTCTATTTGAGTAGATAAGTGTTGACAACGTCTCTTTCTCACGTATACTTCACCTCATCAGGAATTAAAACAAACATGGAGAATAAAAAATGAGTAACTTAATTAACTTAGACGAACTTGAAGGAACTATCGATACTAAAGACTTACTTATAGCTTGCGCTGTATACGCTAAAGCAGTCAGCCTGGATATACCGCTAAGTTTAATAAACGAAAAGAACATTAACGGAACATTCTCAATACTTGGTAAGAGATTTCAAGTAAATTTTAATGAAATTAAAAGAGTTATTGGGATATTGGAAAAAATTACTCTATAACTCATCCAACTTTAAATATTCCTCGAGTAAATCGAGGAATATAGGAAATCAAAACAAACATGGAGGATAAAAATGAAAAATTTATACATCAAAGATATTACAGAAGAGCATGCACTAACCAATTTAACCCATATTACAACCATTCAGTATCTGATAAATAAACTTAAACTTGTTCCTAAACAACACGAATTTATTACTAATTACTTTCAAGAGATTAAAACAGAAATGTACTGGAAAACAAAATAGATGTGGATAAAAATACTACATGGGATTCGTGGGAGAAAAAAAATGGATAAATTTTACAGGGATTTCACACTAGAGATAAATAATATTCATGGAAAAAAAGAAAAAATAAAATTACTTATTGATACAATTGAAAATAATTTTATTAACATTAATGATGAAAAAAAATCATTAATTAAAAAATTAAGAGAAAAAATTAATAAAGAATTTTTACTAAATACTGTAAAATCAGTATTTAATAAAAGAGAGAAAAACATATTCACTCTCGAACAGATAATCGATGAAACATACTTTCCAGGAGAATGAAAATGAATGAACAGCACATGGATTCTATTACAAATTGTTACTCTCATGAGTATAATTATTGCGATGAACAAGATTATGCTTTCGATAGAAAGTTAAGGGAGGAAGACGAAGAAAAACTTAGCATAGGCATTGAAAAACTATACCATTTCATAGGCGAATAACTGTAGTGAGGCATATAATGTTGGTTTTTACAAGACGTGTTGGTGAAAGTTTTATGATTGGTAATGAGAACGAGACAATTAATGGTCTAATTAAAGTGACCCTATTAAGCGTTCAAGGTAACCAAGTTCGTATTGGCGTAATAGCAAATAAGGAAGTGCCTGTGCATCGAGAAGAGATTTTTAATCGTATTAAATCTGAATAAATAGTTCAATTGAAAATGGAGTTTAAAAATGAAACAAAATAATGAGTTATCATGTTTTAATTCAGTTAATGATTTTGAAAAGCTAGCAAACGCATTGCATAGAAGTGGAATGTCAAGAAGTAAAGAAGAAGCATTTGCGTTAATGGCCATTGCACAATCAGAAAAAATACATCCCGCTAGAGCAGTTATGGAGTATCACGTTATTAAAGGAAAGCCTAGCTTAAAAGCTGATGTGATGCTTGCAAGATTTCAAGAAGCAGGAGGTAAAGTTAAATGGACTAAATCTACCGATGATATAGCATCCGCTGTTTTTTCACATCCAAAAGGAGGAGAGATAGCTATATCATGGGACATGGAAAGAGCTAAAAAAGCAAGGTTAATAAGAAGTGATGTAATAGATACATCATGGCATAAATACCCAGCACAAATGCTCAGAGCAAGAGTCATTAGTGAAGCAATTAGAGCCATTTATCCAGGGGTTCTATCTGGATTTTACGCAAAAGAAGAGCTGGAGGATTCGGATGATCATTCATCTACGACTAAATTAGAAAGGAAACCTATTGAAGGTGAATACGAAGAAGTTAAAGAAGAAGATCATAACCAAAATAAAGAAGAAAATAATAACCACGAATTTAACATTGAAAATGTTAAAAACGAAATTAATGCATGTACTGACATAAATTCTCTAAAAGATGTTTTTGGTGGTTATTATCATGTTGCAACGAAGCTATGCATCCCCCCTCAACCTCAATCTATCCTTGATGAAATGATAGCTGCAAAAAATAGCATGAAAGCTAAATTAGCTATTATAGAGGAAAAAAATAAAGTCACTGAGACTCCAAATTATGCAGCCAATGTAGAAGAAATGGAAAAAGTAATCATGGGTACGAACTAAAAAGGAAAAATCATGAACTTATTTAAACTTGCGAATGAATACAAAGAAGCCTATGATCATTTGATGTCCATCGATGAGATGCCAGAAGAGGTAATAAGAGATACATTAGAGGGATTGGGGGGTACTTTCGAAGAAAATGTACTTAGTCTCCTTAATCATATTAAAAACACGGAATATGAAATAGTGGGCATTAAAGCTGCAATAGATGACTTCAAAGAAAAGAAAGAACGCTTAGAGAAACATGTGAAAAGTTGTGAAAACTACATTCTAAATTCGATGAGTCTTGCGAATATAAAAGAAATATCACGTCTGGATAAATCTTTTTACAAATTTGGAGCATCAACAAGACTCAGTCCGCATGCGCTTGATATTATCGATGAGAAATTAATACCAGAAAACTACTACGTAACGAAGGTCATAACATCCGTAGATAAGGCTTATGTTAAGTCAGATTTAAAAAAAGGCATTGATATTCCTGGTGCTCAATTAACTCAAGGAATGTCATTAGTAATAAAATAAGCGTGACAAGTATGTAAGTTTAACGCAAAACATACCTGTCACTAACCATAATCACTTAAAGGAGAACAATTATGGCTGATAAGAATTTAACCTTAAATTTAGCTACTGTCAATAACTTATTAGATACATTTAATAAGTTAAAAAATATTTTGACTGAATATAAAGAATTCATAGAGTTAGTAAACGAAAGTGATATAACGCTTTCAGATATAGAAAAACATGGCTATATGATATGCCCTATGAAGGGAGAGGCTTATTTAATGGGATTAGATCATGCAATAAATTATGTTATCCCTGAATGCATGAAGCCTCTTATTGATTATGCATCAGAAATGAATAAGTAATCTTATATGACATGCATAGCATTTGTAAATATGCATGTCATTATCATGACTATAAACCAAGGAAAACAATCATGATCACCCTAATATTAACACTAGACTTGGACTTCATCAAACATCATAATGATATGAATGAACATTTAACTACAAAATTAAAGGGAGTTAGCCATGAGTAGTCAATGGGATGAGTTTAAGGATTGGCCAATAAAAGAAAGAGCATTTCTTGCATGGGAAAAATATGAAGAAAAAGAATTACTTAATTTATTAAAATACAATACAGCTGTCATTAAACTTGACCAAGAATCAATAAAAAACAATATAAAAGATAGGCATAAGATATTAAAAATATTAAAAAATATTAATACTTAAAAAATACGTGGCAATAGTTTTTACACTAAGGCCACGTATTACTGTATGACCAACATACTCTATAAGGATATCAGAATATGTTATCTCTATCAATAAGTATGCCGAAAAAAGATGAAGAAATTGGTGATGGACAAAAAATACTTATCGGGGAGGATATAGAGCTCACACTCAATAAAATATCTGGAAGGCAGGTATGGTTAAATATTAAAGCACCAAAAGAAATTCTAATTATAAGAAAAAAATGTTTGAATAAACAAAAATGTAAGGAGTAAATATCATGAAAGATGAATTATGCTTAAATGAATTAGTTGTAGATGATGATAAAATTTATCATGATGAACTTATGGAAAGTTTACTTAAACCAAGTGAATTACTTACCTATTTATACACTATTGTAGAAGAATATGAAGAGGATGAAGAAGACATCACATCCTTATTAAAGGGTTTACACAAGGTACTGGAAGCTCACAAATATAAGGAGTAAATATCATGTCATTACCTGCATTCGACACACTAAAATTTGTCGAAACGCTCCAAGAAAATGGAGCCTTTAATACTAAACAAGCAAAAGCCATGAATATGGCATTTTCAGAAACTCTGAACACAAGTCTAGTTACTCAAGCTGATCTATTGAGAGTAGAATCAGAAATAAAATCAGAAATTAAAGAAATTAAGATTAATTTTGAGGGTAAGTTTAGGTTATTGCATTGGATGAATGGGTTTACATTAGCCATGGTTACAACCTTAGTGGTAAAGATTTTTATAAACTAAATGCAGTTAAAATAATTATGACCGCATATTTACTTTTATACTTTGCGAATTATGATATTGGAAAATTCATGAATGAAATGTTAGCAAATATTGTATTATTTTTTCTTGCAGTAGAAAAGGGTATAGATTTCTTTTTTTTATGTTTATTCATTATAATTGTTTTTATAGTGGTATTATGGTTTTCAATGCGATGCTCTATTAATTTTATAAAAAAAATAAAAGATGAAAAAACAGAGGAGATGAAAAATGATTGAATTATTAAAGCATACGAAAAGTTATCATGATGATCTTATTGAAGCTTTACGTGACCCAATTGAGTCGTTTGCCTATTTACAAGTTGCTTTTGAAGAATACCAGGAAGATAGAGATATCCAGTTACTATTAGTTGCTTTACATAACGTAACGAAAGCTCTCTCATTAAATGTCTAAATAATTCAAGCAATAAACAATATTAACTCTTCTTGCCTTCTACCCCCGATCAAAAGGGGATATCTTCGTCATCAAACGTAGGAGGCGTATTTTGAGGTTTACCAGTATTAAATGAAGCTTTAGTTTCGCTATACGGCTTATGAGTTGTAGTTGTTTCATTTTCAGCCTTTTCTATTCTGCTCAAAAATTCTAATTGATTAGCGAATACTTCAATGGTTGTTTGAAGAATGCCATTTTTATCTGTCCACTTATTAATTTTGAATTGGCCATGCACATAAACTTTAGAGCCTTTGTCTAAAAACTTTTCTGCAATGTCAACAAGAGAGCCAAAAAGGATGACTTTGAACCAATCTGATTTTTGTTCTTTTTCGCCTGTTTGTTTGTTCGTTGTTCTTTCAGAAACAGCTACAGAAAAAGATCCCACTTTTTTACCTGTTTCTGTGAATATAACAGAAACAGGCGCACCAACATGTCCAATAATTGATAGATTTTTCATTTTCATCATCCTTAATGAAATTTTATATAAATTTAGATAATATTTTTTTCACAAAATCCACTACCACTATATTAGGATTGTCCACAAGATAGACAAAAGCCATACATAATGGTATAAAAATATACTTATTTGTAATAAATTCCTTTGCTATCCTTAACTTTCTTCTATGTTCTAAAATCGCAATCAATTCTTCTATATCTTTTTGCGATAGTTTTTTCATTCATCTAAATTCATGAATTAAGATGCACCAAGATATGTAAATTCATTGTTATGAACCGCAATAGATGCATTCCCCCCAATATTTTGATCAGGCATTTGACTAATCACAATTGAGGTATTAATTCGGACATCTAAAATAATAGGTGAATTCCCTAAAGAGCCAACGGTACATGGAATTGGAGCCAATACGCCGCCTGAACCAAAATTAGAATTAGGTTGATAAATAGGAGGAACACTAAAAGTTAAAGTAAGTTTACCTCCTCCTGTATTTGTATTAATTGTAAAAGTATTAAGGATAAAAAAAGTCACAAATCCAAAGGGATCTCTGAAAAAAGCAAAATTCATGCTTCCACTTGAACCGCCCGTATAGGGTGCAGAATAATTATTATAATTCGCTTGATTGAGTGAATAAAGCTGAATAGGGTTAACACCCTGAATAATACAATTCATGCTATGATCATTAGCAATGCCAGGAGCAAGCCAGGAATTTAAAATTAATAAATCCCCTACTTTCACCTCATCCGCGCTATAACCTAAATAAGATGGGAAATAGCCTGAAGAAAGCATCAGGACAATATCATCATTAGAGGTGTAATTATGAATAGCTGAATTAGGAGGACACGCATAGTTACTGAAACGACCTCGTCCTATATTGAGTAATGTGAGATCAAATGCCATATAAAATCCTTTTAAAGCACGTTAAGAGGCCAATTGTATTTTGATTTTTCCCATCCCATGGGAGCAGCTGAAGTGAATTGCTGAATAGGTAATCCAGATCCAGGCCCTGCGGGGCCTATTGTGATCATATTTGAATCAACTTTAATCATTCCATAAG